CTGCGGGGCATTCCTCAATCGCCTTCCGATGCGGTTCAACCATGGATTCCGGCAACACGTCATCGCAATCTGCCCACATAACCCAACCGCTTTTTCCTGCGAGGTCGTAGGCTATTTCAAACGCTTTGTTCCTCGCTCTTGAGAAGTCATCCACGTGCGGCCAATCGCGGCAAAGCGGATCGTTTTTATACTCGGAAACATAACACCCAAGCGACCGCGCAATGTTTGCTGTCGCATCCGGGGCAAGCGATCCGATTGCGCGAACGACAACGATTTCTTGGCATAGTTTTTTTAGCGAGGTAACGCAACGCCAGATGTGCTGTTCCTCATTCCCGGCAATAAGTGCGGCGACGATTTTTTTCATAATTTACGCCGCCCGTATAACAGAAAACCTCGCCCCTTGCGAGGCGAGGTTTCTGCAACTATGACTAACCCAAACAACAATCAGGCGAAACCAGTCGTGATGCGGATGATCGAGCTTCCGTCAATCACTTTCTCGCTCACATGCTGGCGAACGCGAAGCACGTTGGAGCGGCGAGCCTCATCGCGGTAAGTCTCCGCAACGAATGGCACCGGACTATCAGCACCCCACAGGATCGTGCGACCGAATCCACCAGCGGCAAACTCGCCACCGGATGTATTCGCAAGCGCGATGTAGGTATCATTCCAGATAAACCCGCCAGCGTAGGCTTGGCCCTTTTTCGCAGTATTGCGAGGAGCGCGGCCAACAAGCACGCGATCCACACCGCAAGCGGCGGCAACCTCGCCTTCGGAGAGGAGGCGGGATTGATCGGAAGGCACAACGCCGAAGAATTGGTTCTGCACCTTGGTTGAGCGGCGAACGCGCTCAAACACGGGAGCCGACATGACAAGCGTGTTCGGGAGCGTGCCAAATTTAGCAAGCGCAAGCTTGGCCCCGGCAACGTCACCGGGAAGGTTGAACGATGCCAGATTGGCCTCGGTGTAAGCGGCGGATGCGCTGATCGCAGTCAGACCATTCGCGGCGAATGTCGCTGTGGCAACACGGGCCTCGTGGCCGATCTGGATTTGCGAGAGAAGCATGTCAGCAACGGCAACCTCAACGTCAAGGAAACGGGCGAGGTCGCGGGATGTCGCGTCCGGCAGAGTCTCCTCAAGTCCGTATTCGGTCGTGTTGTATGTGTCCGAAGCGAATTTGCGGGACACGCGAGGATAAGCGGCACCCGGCGCGATCTTGGTCGCGTCATCATTCAATGCCTCGGAATCCCCGAGGTTGATTTTCAGATACTCTCCGGAACGAACGTCAGCCACGTAGATGGGCATGACTTCGGTGCCGATGAAAAGGTTCTGCTTGTTGTTGCGGCCCTCGTAGACGGCCTGTGCAATGTCAGCGCGGATGGTTGTAGATGAGATCATGTTAAAATTAGAGGTTGAAGTTCGGAGCGTATTCGATCACATCGCCGTCCTCGCCATTGGCGAGAGCGATGCCAACGGTGACAACGCCAGCGGTGAGGGTGGAAGCAACGAGCTTGCCGTTGCCGTCAGCCTTGACCACAAGACCCGCGGTGATTCCACCGCCGGACACAACGCCCATTTGGGTTGGGTGGAAAAGCTTGACTGCGCCCATGTCACCAGCGGCAATGTCCATTTGGACAACGCCGATTGAATAACCGGGAGAAACAGCGGCAACTGCGGCATTTGCCGTGCTGTCCGCTTGAACCAGGATGTTCCCGCTGATCGCCGAAGCGAACGAAAAAGAGCGGAAGTTGTTGTCGATTTGTGATGCCATAAAATTAAAAATTCATTTGGTTGGAATCGCGCAGAGCGATGTATTCGGTTGGATGGTTAGCCATGGCAAACTTGATCGCCGCTGTGCGGCTTCCGAGTTCGCTGGTCTTTTCGATGATGATCGATTTGAGGTCACGCTTGTCTTCCGACTTGGATTCAGCGGAAACGCTCGCCCTCATTGGAGCGGCACCAAAGTTGCGGATCACTGCGTCAATCTTGGATTCAAGGCGGGACAACCCGCAATTGCATCCCATCTCGCTCTCGGGCTTTTCCTCTTCGCTATCCTCGGCGGCGGAATCTTCCATTTTTTTCGCCTTCAGTTCGGCGAGTTCGGATTCCATTGCGGCAATCTTTTTTGCCATGTCCTCGATGGTCGGCTTGTCGCCTTCCTCAAGGTTTTCTTCCACGGGTGTATTCTGGTCGTCCATTGCCTTGTCGGAATTGTCAACTCGTCCTTTCGCTTCAAAGGAGAAAAGCCCTGTGGGATTTGCCGCCGGAGTCTGCACCAGATCGGCAGAATAAAGTTCCGTGCAAGATGCAAAAAGTTGCCCGTCGATGTCACGAACAGGCCCGGAGAACGAAATCGAAATCCCGAACGTGTCAGGAAGCTTCTCGGCAATTTCTAGGACATAGCTTTTCATCGGTGATGTCTCAAGCAAGTTGAGGTCGCCCATCAAGCGCTCCCCCACGATTCGGATATTGTCCACGAATCCGATTATGTCCTTGATCCCTGCGCCGTGGTCGAGGTTCACCTTGACCCCGCCCTTGTATGTCTCCGCACACGCTTTGACTTCAAGCAACGTTTGTTCGTCCACAAACATTCCGTGCCCCTTCGCCTCCCCGATTGAAATAATGCTGATGCCTTCGATAACGTCCATGCTTGGCCGGCATGTCAAAAAAGCAATGCCGCACCGAAAATTTCAATCGTCATACGAATCAACGTTAGGCTTCAAGAACGCGAGCCAGTGCGACTTCGCTCGTTTGCCGTATTTGTTCCCGAAGAGAGGCTTTTCCGGCGTCAGCGCCAGCACTTCGGCCAGTGGAATTTCAAACTCGCACCACTTGAAGATGAGCGTTCCGCCTGGCTTGAGCACACGGAAGCACTCCGCGAATCCGTCGGCCAGTGTGGTTCTCCAGTCTCCCACCAGCTTTCCATACGTTTTCGCCGTTGTGCTTGAGTCCCCGATTTTGGACATGTGCGGCGGGTCGAACACCACCATCAGGAACGAGTCATTTGGGAACGGCATGGCCGTGAAGTCTCCGATGATGTCTGGATTTACGATGACCGCCTTTGCGTTTGGTCGGGCGTATCGCGTCACAGGATACGCACCAGCCCGCTTGTCCATGAAGATTGCCCGTTCATCGGACGGGTTGAACCAAAACAGACGGCTTGAGCAGCACGCATCGAGCACGGGCGGGAAGCCTAACCAGTCACTGGAGCGAACAGGAGGAGCGCCGGTCACGTCATTGGCGAGTTCGGTAGTCATTGGCGGCGCTCCTCCTGTCGCTCAGTTCCATCGATGTCTTTAATCCCTGCCCCGTGATCGAGGTTCACTTTAACGCCGCCCTTGTAGGTTTCGGCGCAAGCTTTGACTTCTTCCAAGGCTTGTTGATCGATGAAAAGCCCGTGGCCTTTTGCTTCTCCTACGGAAAGAATAGAAACGGATTCGATGGTGTTCATAGCGAATAAATGACTCGGTTGGATACGGGGTTTGGATAGTTGTAATATTTCGGAGCGACGAACCTTCCACCGCCGAACGCAATGTCGGCCCCTTGCCTCGACTCTGTTGATGGTGATGGAATGAGGGTCGGGAACCATTTAATGCCATCAATGCTATAAGCAAATTGAGTGCTGTTATCGACTGCAACGAAGAATCCATTGCCGTATGCGATGCCCCTGCATGACGTCAGCGGCATCGTGCTTTGTTGCCAGTTAATCCCATCAACGCTGTAAGCAACTACGCCGCCCGTGTAGGTCAGCGCATAAATTTTGCCGTTTGCATAGATCATCCGACTCCAACGCTGTGACGATGGAAAATTAAACGTGTTCCAAGTAACGCCATTGTCGTTGCTGTAATACCCGAAATTGCGCGATTGCGTTGGGTTTGCATCATGGATCAAGATTCTTCCGTTCGGCAAAACTCCACTCCCAAATGATGGAACAGGCGTTACGCGGCGAATGACAGTTGCCCCGTGATCGTTGGATAAATCGACGTGGTAATTCGTGCCGAAGTTGTTGAATTGTCCAAACACAACAAGCCCGTTGCCGTCTGATCCTCCGTAGCGATGCTGTTGGTAGCCAGCAAGCGGGACAGATGTCCAAGTTAATCCGCCATCGTTTGATCGCTCCAAGCTGGATGATGTTGAAGCAACGTGATATTGGCCGCTCCACAAAACATCTTTGCCACTCCTGCCCGTTGTTACCCAATCAATCCCGTTTGTGCTTCGCACCATGTTTCCATTGTTTGCTGAAATAATAAACGTCCCGTTGCCGTAAGCGGCTTGATCGGGTTGCCTTGGATTCAGCCCCGTCGATTCGTCATCGAACTGCGGTGGTTCTGTCGGAGGCGGTGCGGCGTTCTTATACGGGTGCGATGGCGGAAGATCACCAGCCATTCCCCACTTGTGCGCAAGGTAGCCTTCCACAAGCTCGGCCATTTCGGGGACAGGGAAAGCAACAATCTCGGCAACGAATCCATCGAGGTCGCTTGCTTCGATTTCATTGTGTCCGATCTGCAAAATTGAATACGCATTCGTGCCGACACTTCCCGTGTTTGTTTGTGTGCCGTTCACCCTCCAACTTGAATTAGAGGCATTATATCTCGGCAATAGCAAATAAGGTTGTCCGGCTGGCGAAGTCACGCCCGATAGAAACTGAATGTTTCCTCCTCCCGAACCTCCAAGCACTTGAAACGAATTATTGACCCACAGCGTTGACATTCTCGTTCCCGCGGCGGTTGTCGATGTTCCAGCAAGGACGAAGTGTTGCGTTCCGGCAGGAGAATCGATCTGCACAACCATCGCTACGTTCAACGCAGTTGATGCTTGGTTGTATGCAAACGAAAGATTCTGCAAGCAGTTGTTCCCCGTCCATTCAAGGACGTTCATTCCGTTAAGTGTTCGCGTTCCTGTAAGCGGGGCGGATTCCCCTCCCGCTGGCGTCAGCGTGTAGCTGTTGCCAGACTTGTCGAGCATCTGCGTGACTTGCGTTCCGCTTGACGAGATTGTTGCGGCATCGTCGGCATCATACCAAACGACAAGCGAAATTTCGTCTGGTTCCCACCTCGGTGGAATGATCGGCTCCGCTGGTGCGCCAGACGCAATCGCGGATAATCTTGTGGCAAATAGCCGCATTAGATCAGTTCGGTGACTTCAAGAATGGATGCGGTCGCTCCCGCAAGACGCACAGCAATGTTTGCATCAACGGGAAGTTTAATGTCGATCCTTTCGCCAGACGCAATAAAATGGCTTGAGGTTGTCGCGGTTTGCGCTCCGCTTCCGATTGCGTAGCGGATCGCTCCACCATTTGCCAAAATTGAAATGCGGTTCACGCCTGCTGTCAGCGCAACATTTGTCGAGCTTGCGCTTGCGGTAATTTGACGGGCGGTTGTCGGAGTTCCAAGGGGCTCAACGGCGGAAGGGTTGTAGGTGTATCCACCAATTTTCGTAACGGGTTCGCTCATAATTTGGTCAGGTTGTCAATTTGGGCATTGCATACTGCCGCCCGTTGGTTTTGGTCGGGGTATTCGGCATTCATTGTGTCGTTGCCCATGCAACGCGAAATGAAATCTTCCGCCGATTCGTTTGCCTGTGGTGAAGGCATCTCAAATTCTGTTTTGCTGGAGAGGTTCTTCGCCTTCCGTGCCGCCCATTTCTGTCCGGCGTCACCACCCCACAAGGCCCACGCGATGCGCCCGGCACTTGGAAATCCTTCTTGGTCGGGATAGAATCCTTCGCCCTTCTTGTCCACTTCGTGGCGCGAAAAGAACGAATGCATGCGCTTCACGGTATCATCCGAAAGGTTCTTTTTGTTCGCAATATCTCGCGCCCTCGCAACGCCCACGGGCGTGCCTCCACGATTGAATTTCTTGCGCCACTTAAGCCCCTTGACTGCCTCCGCCACCATTCCCTGCGTCGGTTTGTTCTCGTCCGCAAAATTCGATTCCGTTGCCTCCTGTGGAACAGATGTCGGTTTCGATGCCGATGCCTTGAGCAATTCAGCAATCGCGTCATCGCTCATTCCAAACACGGCTTTGAGAAGAACAGCCGCTTCCTCGACGCTGATTGCTCCCGTGGCAACCTGCGAAATCAGGAACGACAAGGATTGTGCCCCGCCAACGCCGATGCTCTCAATGAGCGGCGGTTTCTCGTCTTCTTGGTAGGCATCCGAAATCGTCGGCGGGACAGAATCGGAAATGCGGATCGGTTGCAATTCGTATTCCTGCGCGAGGTCACGAATCATTGCCGCTTCCTTTGCCCTGTTCCTCAATGCCTCCTCGTAGTCCTCGCCATTCTCGGCGTAAATTTGTGCGGCAGTCTTTAAGCCAGATTTCCACAAATCGATGTCCGCCCGTGCCTCCCTGCCGTAATCAATTGAAACCTTCGCTGGCCAACTCCAACGCCCGTCAAGCAAATATTCGCTCCGTGGGAGCAATCCACGGGAAGCCGCATCGAGCAAAACAATGTCCTTGATCTTCGTGAGGAATTGCGACTCCAACAACCCACGCCAGCGTGCAAACGTCCGCTCTGCCATCGCGGCCTCAAGCCTCGCCATTGGCCCCGTCTTGTCGCTATCGAACGCGAACCCATACGGCAATCCAACCGCCATGCAAATGTGCGACTGCACAAGCCGCACGAAGTCGCCAAACGCTCCACCCGGACGATCCGACTTGAACATTTCCATCTTCTCACCCGTGGCAAGGTAATTGATCGTTCCAGCCTCGATGCTCTGCAGCTTGTCGGTTTGTCCAAGCGAGTTCTGATCACTCGTTGCGAAGTAATCCGATGCGTCACCCGATCCCGTTTCGTTCGTGATTACGCCCGTTTGATACGAAGCGAATTTGATCGCCGCAATCTCCGCCTTGATTGCCTCCTGTAAATCCCTCGCGGCATTCAACGCTGATGCGAATGCCGATCTCCCTCGATATTCATCAAGTCGCGCTGGGTCGAATAGGTGGAGAAATTCAGCGGCGGGAATCTTCGTCGGCTCGATGTATTGGTTGTTGATCGTGCGAACATAAACTTCGTATTCCGCTGGTCGTCCGTAT